AGTAAGTATATGGATACACGATGGTACTAATGCTCAAATTTATACTGAAATAGCTATAACTGCTGTAACGCCATCAGCGACATCAGCAGCATTTACAACAACGCTTACACTCGTAAATCCGCTAGTATTACCTTCGACTTATAAACTTTATGCTTCAAGTACTATCGCCTTATCAGGCTCCACTACGGCTTTACAAGTATTTGCATTTGGAGGCAGTTACTAATGGCTGGAGCGTTTAGCTATGGAATGATACCAGCTAATTCTCCAAAAGGTTCTGCGTTTCAAGCAGTTCAAGAGACTACTATATCATCAGGTAGCATACAAATGTATGCCGGATCTACTGCTCCTTATGGTTGGCTTGTTTGCGACGGAAGTATTATAAGCAGAAAGACTTATAGCGACTTATTTAAAGTTATTGGTACTACCTTTGGAGCTGGTAATTCTAATGACACATTTACATTACCAGATAGTCGTGGCAGAGTTCCAATCGGTGCGGGGACTGGTGCTTCTCTAACAGCAAGAACGTTAGGTACAGCTTTAGGGGCAGAAACAGCTACACTAGCTACTACTAATTTACCTTCACACACCCATACCACTTCAGTAAGCACAGAAAGCGCCACACACACGCACACAGGCACAAGCTTAGACCAGAGCGTGACTCATACGCATAGTTACGGACTTCCAATAGGAACTACAGGTTCTGCCTACGGTATCATAGATACTCTTACGGGTTCTAGTTCTGGTACACCTTTAACCGGAGGCCAATCCGCTGACCACTACCATGGAACGACTTTTGGAAATGCGAGCGCCACCCATACACATAGCATTACGAATGATCCTACAGGTAGCGGAACCGCATTTGGAATTTTATTACCGTCAATAGCTTTTAATTTTATTATAAAAGTATAGGTGATCAATTGGCTGGAGCTTTTGCGTATAACACGATACCGACTAACGCTCCAAAAGGTAGTGCGTTTGCTCCCGCTAATACTACAGTTATACCAGCTGGAATAGTAGAGATGTTTGCTGGGTCTACCGCTCCCGATGGATGGCTAATATGTGATGGAAGTACCGTGAGCAGGAGTGTTTATCAAAGTTTATTTAAAGCAATAGGTACAACTTTTGGGGTAGGAGATTCAAATACTACATTTACATTACCTGATGCGAGAGGCAGATGCCCTATGGGCGTGGGGTCAGGACCTAGTCTAACTACAAGAGCGCTAGCTGCAACTGCTGGTGCAGAGACTGCTACGCTGGCTATAACTAATCTACCTTCCCATACTCATACAGCTACAATAGGAACAGATAGCCCTACTCATTCGCACACAAGCAACACCGTTACTGGGGCATCTGCGAACCATCAACATTATTTTAGTCATACTGCTGGCACATCGGGTTCGTATGGCTTATTCGACTCAGCCACTGCTAGTGGCTCGGGCCAGCCTAACACTGGAGGGGTTCAGCAAAACCACACTCACTCGACTACTACAGGAACTGAAAGCGCTAATCATACGCATACATTTACAAACTCTAATACGCCTGCAACAGCTGCAACTGCGTTTGGAATTATGCCGCCAGCAATAGTTATTAATTTTATTATAAAAATATAGGTGAGCAATTGGCTGGATCTTTTAACTATAGCACGGTACCAACAAACGCTCCTAAAGGTAGCGCATTTCAAGGCTTAACGGCATCTGTCACCCCAGCAGGTATCATAAGATGCTTCTCCGGCTCGACAATCCCTAGTGGTTGGCTTGTCTGCGACGGTAGCACTATAAACAGAATGGCATTTAGCAATTTGTTTAAAGTTATTGGGACTACCTTCGGTGCTGGTAATTCTAATGACACCTTCACACTGCCTGACATGAGGGGTAGATCACCTATAGGAGCTGGTACAGGCGCTTCTTTAACAGCCAGAACTCTAGGTTCGACTTTAGGAGCAGAAACAGTGACGTTAGCTGAAGCTAATATGGCTTCTCATACTCACACTAACAACTCAGCCACGGCTACTCAAAGCGCTACTCACACGCATACTGCCACTAGCGGTACAGTATCCGCTGACCACACACATGGTTGGGGAAGAAATGTAGGATCGTCTGGTTCCTATGGTATAAGGGATGGTGCAGGCAGAAGTGCTAATGGAACACCAAATACGCAAGGAGCTACTGCTGGGCATACTCACACTACGACTACTGGAACACAGAGTGCAACTCATACACATTCGTTTTCCAATTCTTATACCGGAACTGGAACTCCTTTTGGTATAATGCCCCCAGCGTTAGTTTTTAATTTCATTATAAAAACATAGGAGAAAATATGTTAAGTTTAAGTATTATTTTGACAAATAGGATAGACGCCTCAGGAGTAGCAACAGAGGATATCTATAATATAAGCCTAATTAAAACGAATTTAGATGGTGTTACAAAGAATATTACAATGCCTGTTTTACCTAACTCTGATACTGGAAGATTTTTATCTAATCTTGCAGATCAGACTTGGAATTACATTCCTTCAGCTCCACCAGATGCTCTTTCTCAAGCAAAGGCTTGGGTACTGCAAAATATAGACAGCGATTGGGCCGTACTGGAAAAGACAGGCTGGGACTCAGGCCTAGGTTATAATCTGGGTATCACCCCATCTGATGTAGCTCTATTAGTTGGCGTATTCTCTTTGGCTAAAGAAGCAGCTGCATTAGGACTACCAATACCAAGTTTAATTAGCATGGCAAACACACCAGTCACATTTTCTACTATAGAAGAAATGACTATACTACTGCTGCAATATGGCCAGGCCCGCTCTACTATGGCTAGCGAATTTGCGGCTAGACGCAAAATAGTTTATGATGCCACCACTGTCGAAGAGTTACACGTACCGCCGCCGATTTAATGTATTAAGCAACCTTAAGTCGCTATTTAAGAGGTAATCGGACTATGAAGTTATTCATTGAGATGCTTACCGATAGTTTTAAATTTATATTAGAAGGAAAAGGCATCAAAGAGAAAACTATGCGGCTGTTGGGTTTTATAATTAATTTTATCGTAATGACATGGTTATCGATCTATATATGGTTATATAGGAGCAAAAAATGATAATCGAAAACGTAACTGCTGAATATATCCAATTAGTAGAAGATCTTGGAACGGCGACATACCCTTCTAATTATTACGAAGGTCAAGAATCATTTAAATCTAAGATGATAGGACACCCAAAAGGGTGCTTTTTGGCTAGAAAAGACAAAGAAGTCGTCGGGTACATCATCTCTTTCCCTTATGTCTTAAATGAAGTATACCCAATTAACGAACACTACACAGAAACACTCGAGCCAAATTGCCTGTATATCCATGATCTGTGCGTGTCAAAAGACCACCGCGGAGAAGGGATCGCTAAAGCCCTAGTGGATATAGTGCTAAAGAATCAATTAACACCGAAGGCGTTGGTGTCAGTCCTTAATTCTGAGCGGTTCTGGAATAAATTCGGATTCATATCACAAAGATCTTTCGATTATTATGGTGGTAGTGGTCATTACATGGTACGGCAATGCTGAATAGCTAGAACATTAATATTATATCAGCGAGAAAAGCAATGATGCTCACCGTATATATTATACCATAGTCAAAGGATCCTACGATGACCGACACTCTTGTATATAACAAACGCTCACCACATGTGCTAATCGTCGATGGGTTTTATAAAGAACCAGACAAGATAAGAGAATTTGCACTTTCTCTACCGTACTCTGAAGATATAAAATATTATAAAGGCCTACGTTCAGACAAACCTTGCTTATTGCCATATGTCAGAGAAGAATTCATGCGGCTGTTGCATGTAGAAATAATCGACTGGATGCATCAAAATGCTAACGGCATTTTTCAAAAGACCAAAGACGCTGATCCATTAGTTTATCACAGCGACGGTCAAGATTACGCGGCCGCAATCTATCTAACACCCGACCTACCAGTGTCGATGGGCACATCATTCTGGAAAAATAAAAAAACTGGTTGTAGAAGACCACCCAATCACCCTTTAGAAAACAAAAACATATCAGCAAACGAAGTCTATAACGACAATACGATTTTAAACGCCGACGCTTGGGAACTGGTTGATAGAGTAGGTTCAGTACATAATAGATTGGTTCTATGGGACGCCAAGATGATTCATTCCGCAAGCCAATATGGAGCTATGGACAGGCTTGTACAACTATTCTTCTTTAATGTGAAAAAATAATATGCCATTCTTCTCGATCTTTACGCCAACACACAATGCAAAATACCTTCTAAGAGCAGCAGAATCGCTAAATGCACAGACATTTAAAGATTTCGAGTGGCTAATACTTCCGAATGCTGGTGTCGAACTACCAGACCTAGAAAAATTACCTAATTGCAGACTTGTCCATACAAATGATCCATTGGCTAAAAATATAGGAAGGTATAAAAAAGAATGTTGCGTTGCTGCAACAGGCCAAGTCTTAGTAGAATTAGATCACGACGACGAACTCACGCCTGATTGCCTACAAGAATTATATAACGCATTCACAGAAAATGAAAAGATCGATTTCTGCTATTCTAATGATGCAGACTTGGATCCTAAATTAGAACCATTTACGTATTCGTCAAAATACGGTTGGGAGGCCAGACCATTTGAGTATAAAGGCAGAATGATTATGGAGCAGCTTTCTTTTCCTCCAACTGCCGCCGCATTTTCAAAAATCTGGTTTGCGCCGAATCACGTGAGAGCATGGCGAAAATCATTTTACGATAGAATCGGCGGCCATAATGAAGCGCTAGAAATCCTAGATGACCAAGACTTACTAGCAAGAACATATATCCATGGGAATGTTAAATTAATCGACAAATGTCTCTATATATATTATAGGCATGAGGGAAACACTTGCTATGGGGATAAAAACAAGTTCATCCAGACTGAAACATTAAACATCCATGACAAATACATTTATCAGCTGGCAGAAAAATGGTGTGACATCCTTGGCTTGTTAAAGATCGATCTGTGCGGCGGCCACAATAGTCCAAAAGGCTACATATCTGTAGATCTTGAAAACGCTATGGTAAAACACGACTTGAATACCAGATGGCCTTTTGAAGACGGCTCTGTCGGCATAGTTAGAGCGCACGATGCTTTAGAACATCTTAAAGATCCCATACATGTCATGAAGGAAGCATATAGGGTAATCAGACCAATGGGCTGGTTCCTCACTTTGACTCCTTCTACCGATGGTCGTGGAGCTTTTCAAGACCCAACACACATCTCTTTTTGGAATTCAAATTCGTTTTGGTATTATACAAAAGCAGAAACAGCTAAATATATTGGAACACCGGTAAGATTTCAAGCGAACAGAATTAAAAACTTCTTCCCAAACAATTATTGCGAGCAACATAATATCATGTATGTTAAAGCGGATTTATTAAGACTCCCACACCAAGATGCTGGTATGCGTGTTCCCGGTGAAGTGATGATTTAATCGTACCAGTTGAAAGCGCTAGTCCAATCGAAGACATAATGCCGTTTATCAGTAGTTGATCTAGCGTCACCTTGACTATCGACAGATAATATCTGATAAAACACATTCGTGACAACATAACCTTCTGGAGTTTGTTTAAATACCGCTTCCCAATCGACATAGCAGCTATCTGGCTCTTTGAACACGGCCTTTTCTGCCGCCGCTTCTGTCCTTACATCCTTGGTATAAATTATATTGGCACACCATGACGCCATGACAAATCGGTCATGGTCGCCTATGTCGGGAGTGGCCTCGGTTATTTTATAATCTGTTATTTTGAAGAAGCGTCTATAATATAACCCATTATCGTCTCTGACGATTCTTTCTTCGGTGCCAAATTCCTTAAGGTGCTCAAATTCTGATCTAAGTTCCTTGAGGTCATCTGAATTATTCCATATAGCCATTTGCGCCAATTGTTAAGATATTCTATCATTGGTTATTTGCCATCCAGTCAGTTACAACAGCACTGCCATTGATGAATTTAACCAATTTATATTTCTTTACAGTGATTACCTCATGGTCATAACGGAACATTGAGGTACCCTCACCGATTAGCATATCTTGGCAACGGACATCCAGTCTCGTAGGTATTATTGCATCGCAATACTTACCGTCACCGATTCCGACACTCAGGAAGGTATTTCCTTTATGCTTCCTTTGCGCGCCAATGAGACCCTTAAGCGCAACGGTCGTCGCTCCTCTATCTAAAAAGGAATCAGGAAAGAAGCCCTTCCTCTCCCAGAACCCTCGGTGCTGAAATTCGATAAGTGGGTCGGGTTGGAATAAATACCCTTGCTTTAAACCATTCGGTTTTAATACTACCGGCCTACCCGAAGACCCAGCTACTATATAGCACCCAGCTCGCTTAGCCTCCTCTACATGAACCCAGGTGCGATACATTGATTGGCAATTATAAATTGCGCTTTCCCAGAATGCTGCAGGATTCCTAGTCTTATGATATGCGAGCGCCCAGACTAATTGGGCATAATTAATAGCATGGCCCTTACAGAACGAATATAGCTTCAACTGACTAAGATCTGAAACCAATGTCATTAGGCCATCCATCCCACGAGCTTTTTCTAAGAAGGCTCCTATCACATGCCGCTTACCCTTAGCAAAGCCATCCCTATAATGATCTGCCTCATCCTCGGAGCAGTTTAGAAATGTTATTATCTTATTGATAGCATCATCTTCAAATACAATCTGATTAATAGTTCGATTATGTAGCCAGTTGTCTAAAAAAGACGACTTCTTACCTCTACTCGCCGCTGC